GTAGCATAAACGATTCACTGCGTTCAACACTAACCCTGTCAAACCATACCTGTGTCAAAATAAATAACCGATGTAAAAAAGTGGGTAAAAGTGGGAAGGAGTGGGTGAAGGTGTATAAAAATGGAATCCGTGTCAAAACCATATTGACAGACTCGAATTACGCAATAAACAAAAAGGCAGATAATAGTTTGTGAAAATGTGGTTAAAGACCCCACCCAAGCATGCACTGCTCAAGCTTTTCGTACACGCGTAACCGTTAGTACCGATTATCCACTAACTAACGGACAGGGATATACGATGCGCAGCACCTACTGCCGGCGAATTAGCGGAATTTATTTCTATTCGGGGAAACACTTGCTGGCACTGTGTTGCATCGGGTTACCGGTCCGCTGGAAGCCTGACGCCTATTGAGTTGCACGCTTTCACTTTAGATATTTTCTAATTCACCGTTGGGTCACATTAAATAATTTCTAATATGAGCCCGTCTTGAGTACCAAATCTTTAGAAATTTTCTAATATATAACTCGTTGACTCCCAATCGGTTGCATGTGTCCTATAAAATATATTATGTTAAGTAGGGAACTCGTTGATTATCAGTGCCTTACATATAGGGTTGTGGGGTTTTTTCCTATAATGGATATTATGTTAAATAGGATGCCGGCCTCTGATAATCAACGAGTTATATATGTTGATTAAAACGATCCGTAACTGATTGACTACCATATTCAAAAAAGTTTATTGAGTATCAGTGCTTTACATATTATCCCGATCCCTGATACAGGCAACGTGTTGATTATCAATAAACTTTTTTTGTATAAAATTTGGCCAGTATCGGGATGATCCGTATCTTTGTTATGTTGGGTCGGAAAGGACCACCCCACATTAAAAAAACTTAATATATGAATACTATGACTAGACAGTTTAACGAAGGTTACAAAAAACACCAGAACAACGAGAGACCTATCTACATTAACTTTGCCGCTTCTAAAATGTCGGATAAATGTAAGCCGAACACGATTGTAGAATTTACTGACTTTATGGGACGTAAGCATAAGGTAGCTTGTAGACACAACGGTGATATGAAAAAGGCTATGACCTTCTTCGCTACCTTAAAACGTGAAGCTACGACTATCAACCAGATATTGGCTTCGTATCCTGTTAAAATGGGACGTATTGAGAAGCGTTTCATACCGGCCGTTAAAAAAGAATTGAAGGCTATCGGTTTATCGGCTAAGGCCATTGAAATTGTGTTATTGTAATAGTAACACAATTTTCGTTTCAGTAACTAATCATTCACCACTAATAAAATTAACTATATGAATAAGAATTTCAAAATCACTAAGGTCCGTAAAGTATTAAGGTTAGCCGATAACGACTTTGTACCCGATACCTACATTATGTATAAAGTATCTGGTCCACGTAAGTTGGTAAAGTATTTCACCACTAAAAAGGCCGCTACTGCTTGGGTTAAAGATTATACGACTCAGAAACCAATGACCACCGAAAACATTATTGACCTTATGCGTGGAAGATAAAAATCGCCTAATAACCTAATTTTCACACATACTAATAACCTAATTTTAATACAATATGAGTACAACAACAAATAGAAAGAAACGCACTGATAGAAACCACGTGATATACGAATTAGTTAATACCATAACAGGTGCTAGTTATTTAGGTATTACAGCGGCTATCGGCAGACGTTTCAACTATTCAGCTGTGTTACGTTTCCAAAAGCATTGTAGTAGAGCACGTAGAGAAAACAAAGGTTGGAAACTATATACCGATATGCGTGAGTATGGTACTGACGTTTACGATGTATTTGTATTGGATGTGGTACGTGGTAAGAAGGCCGCTCACCAATTAGAAGTGAAACTATTAAAACAATTTCAATACGAACTTAATTCAACTCACTAATCATTAAAACTTATACTATATGAATACACCAATCTATGAGCATTGGATGCGCAAGTGGCCTACTGATAAAAAAGTTATCAAATTTCAAGAGAAAGGAAGTACAGCTAAAAAGCACTTTCAAATCAGTTTAATCAAATCAATCATTCGTATAGGAGCGTGTGTGGTACTATGTTACGGCAACTATGTAGGAGCAGGTATCGGACTGGGCATCGCTGAACTACTTGGTATATACGAAGAAATCGCTTAATCAATTAAAAAAAATAATATGAACAAAGTTTATGTAGTAATGAAAGGGTATGACTACGAAGGTTATACTGACATTGATATGAAAGTGTTTGCTGTAAAAGCAGATGCCGAAGCTTACGCCCAATCACTTCGGGATACAGCAATCAACGGACTTGTAGATTATGTATCTATATTTGAACACGACATCCATTAATCATTAAAACAAATCAAAGTGAAAACAAAAGATAAAATCATTACACTTGCCGCTTCGGCATTTATTGCCAGTATCGCTATCGCCTTTGTATGGGCTATGGTTTGGACCGCTTACATCATTTTTCATTCTTAAACAAAACTTATACTATATGGAATTATCATTATTAGAATTGAACGAACTAATCTACTGTGTTGGTACAGCATTAAAGAATGGTGAGCTAGTGGATAAAAAAGTAGCTAACAGGTTATGGGCCCGATTAACTGACGAACTCGAACGAAAATGTAAGTTATATGACTTGGCCCACAATGGACCAGAAGTTGAAGACCAATGGGATGAAGATGAATTTGACCCGGCCGGCGGACGAGGACTACATTCGCATATCTAATACCAACAATAAACATTATTAAAACACTTAAATAAAAAATACTACTATGGCTAAAGCTAAAATGATTAAAGAAGTTGAATTTACATTCTCACCAGCATTTGAAAAGAAAATCAATGGAGTGAAGACCGTTAAGAAGGCCGTTACTAAAACTAAAACGGCTAAGACTAAAACAAAGAAGGCCGCTACAAAGACCCGTAAGGTTAAAGTAACTACCAAAGTAAAGGAAGTTAAACCGAAAGTACAACGTGGATATAAAATAGAAAAAGTTGTTCGTGAATTGACCTTTAATAAAGTGAAGGACTTCTACGATATGTGGGAAGTGACCGGTAAGGGAATAGAGCAACCTCGTTACTTTGTGACTGAAGAGTACGCTAAACGCTTTGTTGAAAACCTTAAAGGTGAAACCGAATTAGATAAAGCATTTACTAACGCCGTTAAAAGGGCTTCAACAAAAACTGAGCGTAAAGACTTACAAGCTACAAAGGAACTGAATGAACTTGCCGGCGAAAGCAAACCAATAGTTGAGAAGGGTTGGTCTACATACTTTGACGGACCTTCATTGGATATTGACGAGACCGTAAAGAATACAGAAGATATTGATGCGTAGGAGTAATTAACCTACAGGGTTTTCTTTCTTTTTTTATATTTCTCATTTTAGGCCTGATGTTTCTACATCGGGCTTTTATTAAACAACAACTTAAAACAATCTATATGAGCAGTAAAGTAAAGCGTTTCAAAATCGGTGAGTATGCACTTGGTGGCATTATTGAAGCCAGAGTAACCAATGAAGAGCCAGATAGGGAACTGGTCGAAGTGAAAGCAATTGGTATAGATAGTGGTCGGGTCCATATGGCTGACTGGGCTGAAACGGACCACGTCAAATGGTATAACAGTATACTGAATACCTTAAACGAAATGACATCTAGCTACCATGCCGACCAGATAATGGAATGGATAGCAGCCGAAGTAAGACAAATACAATTAAACAAAAAACAAAAACAATCTATATGAGTAAAGAAAAACAACTAGAACTATTGAATGAGTTAATCGGTGAACTTGAGCATGAAATGTGGCACAACATACATACCGACTCACCGCACCAGGCAGCCAAAGTGAAGGGCTGGCAGGACCAGTTAAAGGAGCAAGCTAACGCACTCCATATTGAATTACAAACGAATAAACAATAACCTATGAAACGAATCATTACAGCCATACTAATAGGCCTGGTCCTACAAAGTTGCTCGACATCAAAGGATGTATATCGTTTGAAGGGCGATAAGTGGAGTGCCGGTCCTAAAAAATCCGCTGTGACCGGCTGGACATACACAAAGTAAATCATTAACCAATAAATAAAACAAAATGAGTAAAGTAAAGCAAGCTATTAAAACAGCATTAGAACAAATCAATAACGCATCGCATAATACCTATGGTGCTAAAATCTATACCTTTGACCAGGTAGCTATGATATTGCAGGATATTATGGCAACCGCTGACGAAGATGAAGATACTGCCGGCGCTGTAGTAACACAAACTGACGTTGATCGTTTGGTAGCCCGTATTGAGGAACGCATTGATAAAAACATAAGCGGTATGAGTGACTCCGATATAGTTGACGAGGACTCTATTGAAATCAGCTTAGGTGGTGGCAGATATAGTATTGACAATATCGACTGTGACAAGGACCAGATTATATCTGAAGCAACCTACGGTATTGACGATGAAATTGCCGGCTGGGCATATGACTTGAAGATAGTAATTGAGGAATAAAATAAATTTGGCAATCTCAGGAATTATTCGTATATTAATATAAACAAACAAAGCAAATATGAAGTGGAATAACATTTTTCATACGCTGGGTGCGCTCGGTTGTATAGCAGGTATCTTCGGTCTAATGAGTTATGGTTGGCATATATGGCAGTGGCCGGGTATAGCATTAATGTGGATAATTACATCGTACTTTAATGCGGCATACGTCAGTAGCCTAAAAAAGACAATAGAGCAGTTAGATAAGGAACGGGCCGACCTCATTGACCAGAATATCAAAATGGAAACGCGTGCATGGAATGCCGAAATGAAGCTCGCTA